AGAAGCAGCCTGTCCCCAATCCTGCAAAGGTTGATTTTCTGTTGGTAATTGTGAGAACTCTCCGACTTGTCCTACTAATTGTTTAGATGCCATTTCTTGTTCTTGTAAAGCCTTAGTAGTGCCCAAAGGATTAAATCCCTCAGGAAATTGTCCCTCTGTTCTAACATTCTCTAAAAATTGTGCGCGTTCTGTTTCAGTCAATCCACCTAAAACATATCTTTTGCCGTCTTTTGTAGTAACAACAGATGGCTCACCTGTCTTAGGATCTATTGCTACTTCGGGGGTTGATAATTTAGAACTTGAACTTGTAGAGCCCGGACCTTTCTTAAAAGAAGATTTATCTACAAAAAAATCTCTGCCGTCTATTGTTACTGTTTCTTTTTTATCTTCCCCAGTTTGATTAGTATTAATTTTAACTCCTTTTGTTGCTTCTTCAATTTTCTTTTTTAATAATAAATCTTCTGTTTGTGTTTTAGCCATTATTCTCTCTCCATAGTAGCACTAACATCGTTAGGCTGTATATTTATTTGTCCTGTATTCTTGCTTTCATCTAATTGGGGTTGTAGTCCTCCCAAACTTGGGGGTCTATTGAATGTAATAAAGATTTGCTGTTGAATTGCCAAATCATCTTCTAAATCCACTTGTTCTTTTGTGTAAATTGGCTCGAAAATAACGTGCCCCATTTTACCGCCGACTTCACTTGTTCCGTCTGATGTTGCTATGCTTCTTGGAACTCCGAAGACTTGGTAAAAGAAGTTTTCTAAATAAGAAATCCAGCCTGTTCTATCTTCTGAACTTCTGCTTGGGTAAGGTTCTATCTTTGCAGTATCTTTCGGAAGTCCGACCATTTCTCCATTTTTAACAGCTTTCTCAATCTGTGCATTAGCATAAGCTATTTTTCCTGCATTATCCGTTTCATAATAAGCAATACCCAAAGCTTTATCTCTATGCTTAATTACTCTTTCATCACTTAGGGCTTCATTTCGCGAGTCTATGATAAACTTAGATGCTTCTATTTGACTTGTTCCGTGAAGTTGGTCCCCAACTCTCTTATTTTGGGAGTGCAGCATATCTTCTTTTTTTATTGCCTTCCATTCTCTACTATTCCAAACATCATAACGCTTAATCATCCCTGATTTATCAAAAACAACACGAACACGCTCTGGAGAAATAGGTATCATGTTTAAAACTGCTCCGCTGTCACCTCTTTTTATCTCTAAGAAAGAGTCTCCAACAACTAACTTAACTACGACATGATTCCACATAAGTTTGGTAAAACTATCTTTTCCCATTCCTACAACGTGGTCTAATTCTACTTTTGTCAGCGGATCTTTCGCTTTCCAGCCTCTATGAGTCGTCCAAGTTGCCAAAGCATTCGCTGCATTAAAGATTTCAGGGATAGTTAAGTAATATCCGTAATATTTTGTTGCATTTGAGAAATACCAGTAAGTCTCATCTGACGCTGGGTTTGCTGCATCCAAAGCTTTCGCTGCAACTATGAAGTCAGGGACTACGTTCGCCATATTCGTTGTTGTTGCTGATGATAAGTTTAGTTCTGACATTTTATAAATCTACTAAAAGGAAAGGAAACGCTATTATTAATGCTCCTGTTACAGCAGGATTCATGGTTGGAGATACTGTCCCTGAGGGGTCATGACATACTCCTGCAAAAGCAGTATTAGATAATCCACTTGTGCTTGTTGCAATTTGGACGCTTAAGGTGTCTCCTATATTAAATTTAGTATTTGAGACAGAAATAATCCCTGATGCTATTCCAGCAGCCTTTACAAATCCCCCCGGAACACTAAGATTTTTTATTATTGTTCCGCTTCCTATTGTATCTGAATTTTTTTTAATTGTTATAGTATTTGTAAAGACTTGGGTTCCTGCCCCTGCTGTTCCTTTTGCACCAACTACTGGAATTTGTAAAATAACGTCTCCTTCTATCATCCTATTAATTCCAAATTCAATAGTAAATGTTCTATCCATTACTGCACCTTCGAATGGCGTAGTAGTTTCTGGTGTATTAGAAAAAAAAGGTTGTGTTACCAATTTTTCTGAGTCTCCTGAAAACACCCCTGCATAAAAATTTATATAACCTAATTTTGAAGTTAAATCTTCCCAACTATAACTCGCTATTGATTGTCCCCCTTGAAATGGGATGTTTATTGGTAATATATCAGCCATTAATCAATATCTCCTTCTCCAGTCTTTATAAAATTTTTATATTTATCGTCTTTTGTAATTTGATTCACAACTTCCTTATAAATTCCCCAAAGAACATTTATTAAAAACCCAACTTCCTGACTACTATAAAATCCAGACATATCATAACTAATTACTTTTATTGCTGCATATGCGGCCGTTGCTTCTCTTAAAATCTCTTTTCCTATTGTTGAAACACTTGCATAATTTGTAACCCAATCATAGCGCGTATCCAAGCAGATTTTTCCTTCTGCTTCCTTAATATAAATATTTGTATAAGCTTCTGCTACGCTTGTTGCATTGGCATAAGCTCCTGCATATTTTGCTACGTCAGGTTGTCCGCATAAAGTTCCTTCTTCTGTCATTATCTTTTTTGCATGATTGAAATTCTTGCATGCTCAATTTTATTTATTAGTTGTTCTATTATTTCACCGATAGCAAAAGCATCATCTGAGAGGACTATTCTTTTTTCTTCTTTCTTTTCCTTTTCTTGTTTTTCTTCGTAACTGCTCAAAGACGAATATTTTTCACTAAATTTTTTAATCATACCTTTATCGTAGAAACGAATAAATTTAAATCTTTGCTTTGCGTGCACCATGCAGCTCTTATTAATCCTTCTGTTGCATGAGTATTATTTCCTGAAATTATCATCCTTCCCTTATCATTAAAGTCTGCTGTTATTGATAAAAGCGAATCTTTAATTTCTTCATCATCAAGAATAATAATTTTTCCTTGTTCCATCAAATTTTTAAGGTTATTGTATAAATCTTCTTTTAAAATTTTCTTTCTATGTTCATCTCTATCATAAGGCCTGCTTGCATTGTTGATTTCCACAACTTTTCTTTTATTATCATCATCATCTCTAAGAATATCACAAACAGCAATTCCCATTCCTCCAGAATCAATATATTCTTTCTTAAAATTCCATTCTTTATTTAATTTGATTATTTCTTTTGAATTTGTAGTTATTGGAACATCTTTTACTAATTTATGATAACAATGAATTAATTTTTTGTTTTTATCTCTTCCAACTATCTCAAAAGTGAAAGGGTCTTGTATTCTTCCAACATCACAACCTATAAAATAATCTAAATCTTCTCTTGGATTTTGTGGTTTTCCTGTTGCGCACCTTTCTATAAGTTCTTTTGGGAAGAAACGCAGGAACTCATCAAGGAACTCTCCGAGATACATTTGTGCATATTGCATTTTTGATAGTGTTGCCTTTTTGTGTTTTAAGAATTCTTCATCTCTTCTTGGGCATTGTTCACTTGTTGTGTGGAAAGTTGTAAATGTTGGGTCTGTAAAACAATTATAGAAAAATCCTTCTTTAATCCATGGTGTTGATAAAACCCAAATATTCCCTCTTGTTATTGCTAAGGCAGGGATTATTGAATTCCAGACTTCTTCAGGAATCCATGCTGCCTCATCTGCAATTAAAAGGTCTACTGTATAACCCATAATTCCAAAACCTGTGTCTCCTGTTGGAAGGCAGTAAATTATTGAATTATTTCTTAACTGGATTTTATGTTTTGTAGGTCTATCTTTTCCTTTCTTTATTAATGTTTTATTTTCTTGATTTAGATTAAGAAGTATTTTCGCGAAAAGAAGTTCTGCCTGTCTTTCTGTTTTTGAGATTACCATAATAATTTTATTTGGATTTTCAATAGCGAACTTAGCGGCTTTTATAGCAATAATTGTAGATTTTCCAACTTGTCTTCCTGCTCTTAAACAAATGTTGCCTTTTGTTTCTAAGACTTCTTTTTGCCATTCGTCTAAAATCATCTACAATTAAAGATATATATGTTTATATATTTTTTTAAAAAATTTTTGTGTCAAAGGGTAGGGGGGATAGTTAAGGGGGGGTAACGTCGGAGTTCCACTGGAAGTAGAGGTATTGAGACCTGCGTTTCCTATGGAGAGTTTGCCGGTAAGGCGGATAACTCACTCCGCTAACGCTCCGTTCGTTGATTAGTTATAAGGGAAGCGCAAGAGGGGGTTAGGGGTGAATTGCGCTTCGCCTGTGGGACTCAGCGCTAAGGAGCGAAGAGGGGGGAGCGAGACGCACACGCGAGCGGGGGGTGAATTCGCTGCGCTCAGGCC